ACCGCAAATGAAGCACGTGTATTAAAGTTTGTAAAAGACTTTTTAAGTATGTATGGGTTTAGCCCATCTTATAAAGAGATTGCAGAACAATTAGCATTTTCATCACCTTCACAAGCACACAAAATATGTATGCAATTAGTGAAGAAAAATAAATTAATCAAAGGTGTAGGTGCACGAAACTTGGAGGTAGAATGATTAATAAAATACAACCAATCACTAAATTAAAACAAGATAGAACTGCACAACTAATTGCAGAATTGTTTTGGGATCACGATAGACTATCAAGTAGTGGACAAGAAACACTAAACAAGTTAGCTAAAATGTGGGGTGTACCTACAGAAGAAGATATGCACAAAGCAGATTCACACATTGATGATTTGCCATCAGACACGGAGAGAAAAGATGGGTAAATTTAGCAAGAGCAAGGGATATAGAGTAGAAGCGAAACTTGTAAAGGAGTTTGTTAAGCACGGCATAAAAGCAAGACGACAACCAATGAGCGGAGCGATACCGGACTTTCCCTACGACATAGAAATAAGACAAGAACCTTGGCACAAACTAAGCGTGGAAGTAAAGGCACGAAAAGACGGAGCAGGATTTAAAACGCTAGAAAGATGGAAGTCTGGTGCTGACTTGCTGTGCCTACACAAAGACCACGGCACAACAATGGTATGTTTAGACTTGCCTTTATTTATAGATATATTAAAACAAGCAGATAATGAAACACAAGATTAATGATGAAGGTGAAATAGTTGACGAGAACGGAGTTCCAATCAAAGATCACAAAGGACAAGTTATAGTTGTACCACTAGAATATCAGTATCATTACCGACATTATTTAGAAGATGATTAGCTTATAGGTAGAATAGAAGTAGAATTAGTCCTACAACGCCTATAGCTGAGTACAGAGGGTACTTTGCAATTTGAAGTATAATCTTACCCCAAACCTTGCCACATACCTTTCTAGCCTTCTCTATGCCTGACATTTTAGCCTCCAAGTAATCTATTATTGTTTTTTGTTTTTGTTTTGCCATTGTTGTCCAATTTTCTCTGCACTACGCCCGACAGTATAACCACCAACACCAATCATAATAATATCTAGTAGTGAATTTTGCACGGACTCGGGAATGTTAGGTGCTGTAAATCCAAACCAATGTGCAACCATAAGTCCTGCAAAGAGTAACATCATTATAGGACGCCAACTTCTTTGCAACCAAGTGCCTTGTGCTTCTAATTGTATTACAGTAGCGGCGGCCTCTATTTCTTTTAGATCGCCTGTAATAATTTTATGCTGTAACTCAGCTTTAATTTTTTCTTTTTCTGCTTTAGATGTAATTACTTTATCTACAGTAGAGAATATTGATTTAGCTATAGGTGCAAGTAAAGGTAACATTAGATTATATTATTGTAAAATTTGTGATCGCCAATAGTAACTACAGGCGTTTGGCCTTGTGCCCATTTAGGCATAATGTTTGTAGTGTGATAATGCGTTGACCCTTCTGTATTATCTTTTATCTTTTCTTCTAATACCAAATGAGCAAGGGCAAACATTTTTAAATAAACTTCATCTACCATTGGTAAGTTCTCCATCTTTTCTTTATTAGGATCACCTTCATTCCAACAACTAAACTGCCATTCTTTTAAACAAACTTCTTTTGGTGTGTTGCCATACCAACGTCTAGCCTCGGCTCTATTTTTTATAACACTAGCTACAGCAATCTGACCACTAGTATCTTGGTTGCGAGATTCACCCCACATTGTCTTTGCCATTATATCTAAATCTTCAAACGTCATATTATATTTAATAACTTTAACTCATAATAAATAAAAAGCAAGAGTCCTGCAATAGCTAATGAACCTATTATAAATGTTTTTCTACGTTCTTTTTCTTCTTCTAATCGTTTTAACTCTCTTTTTTTCTCAGCACGGGCACTAGCAATCTCACCTTGCAATCGTTCCCATTGACCCGGTGAACCATATAATAAAAATATTTCACGCAACTGATCACGCATACGAGCAAGTTCTTCTTTACGAAGATGTGCTTCTATAGCTGTTTGTTCTACCGAACTAAACTTACCAAACAAGGATCTCCCTTTCTTTTCTGCGTGTACTTCTATATTAGCTTCACCTATAGCCCATTTAGATATATACCCACTTAAACTAGACAAGTCTTTACCTACCTGTATACCTTTCATAATTACAGAATGGGCAGTTTTAACTGCGGCAAATGCTGAAAGCGGATCTATCATTAATGTACTCTTTCGTAATCGTGATATTCTTCAAAGCCTACAGATTCTATAAACTCTTTAGCTTCACTTAAACTGTCAAAGGATTTGGCTTCTATAACCACAACATATTGTTTGCGGTACTTTTTAACTTTGTATGTTAATCTAACTTCTTCCATATAAAAGACCAAGTATTATAGTTATCAACAATCCAATAATAGATGCACTTGATGACCATAGCAATACCTCTAGTCTTTTTATGCGATATTCAACAGCATCAAGACGTTGACCTGTCATTTGTCTATACACAACACATTCTCTTTCGTGAGCCCTCATTTCTTTAGCTACATCTTTTATAGTACGTGTGTCCATTATTTCGGTTTCTCTGGCATAGTTACAGCTTTAGCTTTATCAACTGTGTCTACATCTTTTGTTATATCTCTTAATTTTTGTCTATAAGTTTTCCACTCTGCAGACATAGTTGTATCAGACATTCCCATCCAATCAGATTCAGCTAAAAGATTAGTTCTTTCTTGACGAATACTAACCATAAGACGATCTAATTCTCCGTCCGCCCATTCTTTATCTCGTTTCTCAAGATCGGATATTTCTTTGGCAGTTAATTGTACTTCTTTACCATTTACCATTTTTATTTTATAAGACATATTTACCTCCTTTCTTTTTTATTCAGCTAATCCGTATAATATGAATGTACCCGTAGCAATATTACCACTACTATATTTTAATCTTATAAAATCGGTTGTAAGACTATCAACATTAAAATACCAAGATTCAGTTACAAAATATCTATTATTTGATTCATTTTTTAAAATAACTTCTCTTTGTATAGTAGTGTGTACAGAAGAATTTCGTAAACCATCAAATCTATAAACACCTCTTGCCTCATAACCCGTTCTTGATAGATTGCTTTGTGTAAAATCACTTAGAAAATTATCATTTTTTCCACCACCTGAATTTCCCGCATCTGTACTTCCATTTCTACCATAATGATAATGATACTCATAACTTCCGGTACTAAAATTACTTCCATTATCAGGACTAAGTTCCCCCGTCATTTTTGCCGAATCTGTAACGGGTGCAAGTGCATGAAAATGTATAAAATAAATATTATATGTATCATTTATATAAGTGTTATTAAAATCAACATTTGCTGTAGCTGAAGATATTGTTGTTTTAGCTAATTTAACTAACCCACCCGTTGCAAAAGGCAATGCAGTTACACTAGATAAAGTATTATTGTTTGCTCTAATTATTGCCATCTACCCTCCACTCGGTTTTGTTGGAAATGATACTGCATTAACTTCAGTATGGGTTTTTAAATCTTTTGTTAAATCTCTTAATTTTTGTCTATACTCTTTCATATCATTACTCATTGTTACATCTTGTAACGCTACATAATCAGTTTCTTTTAAAAGTTTATCTCTTTTATATCTTAATACACTTATAGCAGTATTAAATAATTCTGTTGCTGTATATGCTGTAAAAGATACTTTAGCATCATCAAGTGATTTACCAGTAACTTTTGTGTTTTCATTTCCAGCATAATTTAATTGTGTTCCAAATAATTCATATTCATCTTTTGTAAATTCTCTTGCAGTTTTATCATTCTCATACATAGTTTGGTCTTTTGTATTATCAGAATTTAATGCAATTAATCCTTCTGGTGTAAGTTTTATATATCCTTTCATTATTGATATGCCCTTAATTTTCCGTCAATACTATCTACTGTAATAGTAACTGTTGTAGCACTTGGAATTAAAACAAATCCCGGAACTGTTCTATTTGCATTACTGCTATCGTCTGCTCCTATAAACCACTTAACATTACTATTTTGAGTTGTTCCACCACTTGTTGTTCCTGCTGTAACTCTAAATAAACATTCTGGTTTATTTGATCCGGTGCTTTCAGCAACTACAAATAAAGGAACATTAACTGTTAAACTTGTGATACTAAAAGCTCCCGTTCCCGTTGTACTTGCTTTTTCTGATACTGTTGAATCACTACTAGGTGTATCAATAAAACTTAAATTACCAGAACCATCTGATTGTAACATTTTATTTGCCGCAGGTGCTGTGCTAGGCAAGGTTAATGTATATGATTGAGCCGCACTATGAGGTGGGCCTTTTACCTTTACGCCGTGGCTATTGTTTTCACAGTTTAATTGTATAGATCCAGAAGCACCACCACCACCTTTTGATATAAGTGTAGGTGCAGTAGATAGCTTATCATTAGTTACAGTATTATCACTAGGTGTACCTATATTAAGAACATCACCTAATACCATAATAAAATCTATTACGTCGCCTGTAACTAAATTCGAAGCGAATGTAATTTGATGAGCTGAGATCGTGTAAGAACTACCGGGATTTTGAATT